GGGTGGGCGATGTTGTTGCAAGGAGCGCAAGGTACGGGTAAGTCATACTTCGGGAATGTGCTTGAATACCTGATGGGTAGCAACGTAAAGTCGCTAGATACGCAGGCTATAAGCGGACGGTTCACAGGTTGGGCGACGGGGGCATTACTGGCAATCGTGGAAGAGATACGCATTGCTGGAACTAATAAATACGAGGTTTTAGACAAGTTGAAGCCTATTATTTCCAATGCAACGATTCAGATTGAGGAAAAAGGACGCGACCATCGGACAGTGCCTAACTTCACCTCATACTTTCTATTGACTAATCACAAGGATGCTGTGCCTTTGCAGGATGGCGATAGGCGGTACTGTGCGTTATTTAGCAGGGTACAGAGCGAAGAGCAGCTATACGCGGAGCTAGGCGGGGTGGAGGGCACTAAAGCCTATTTCGACAGACTGTTTGACTCCACACGTAAAAATATTGGGGCGATTGCACGTTTTCTGCTGGATTATTCTATCCCAGCGTCATTTGACCCAACTGGCCGCGCACCTGAAACTTCTGCAAGAAGAGAGATGAAAGCCCTTAGCATTTCGCCAGATCGTGACATTTTAGAGAATGCAATCGAGCAATTTAAGTGCGAAGTTATCAACGATGAATTTGTAGATGTAACATGGTTAAACCATTTGGCAAAAATAAATGGCGACGAACTACCAAAAACGAGAGCCATAACTGCCATACTTTCTGAGTTGGGTTATTCTCAAATTCATGGAAGACGGGTAAAAATTTCAGGAAAAGGGTATCACTACGTCTGGTTGAAAAATATTGAAAATGATAATGCAATTACGAAAATTGTTAAAAACTTTCATTCAGCAAGTGATTTTCAATGAAAATAGCCAAAAAGGGCGCAATGATTGCGCCCTTTTAACATTGCGCCCCAACATTGCGCCCCTATTTATACCTTTGATTCTATTACTATATTATTAAAAAGGGCGCAAAGGGTGCAATAATAGGTAAAAAACTACGTGTGAGTAAATTTCAGTGTGCAGTGATTTGAAAAAGTAATAGTATAGAAAAACCGTATTTTTTGCGCCCTTTGCGCCCTTTGCGCCCCTAGCTTAAAATTGAGGAAAAACAAAAATGAATGCAAACGAATCAGGAAGTGACCATTATTTGAAAATGGGTATCGAACCTTGGGATGTCATCGACACCTGGCCAATGGAACAGCGAATCGGATACTATCGAGGGAATCTTTTAAAATATACGCTGAGGATGGGTAGCAAAGACGCAAGCGTGCAGGAAATTAGAAAAGCAGAGCATTATGCAAAAAAGCTTATCGAAGTTTTAGCTGAATCTCAAAAATGATGGCTACGATGAACGGCTGTTACAACAGAAAAGCATTAGCAAATCATAATATTGTTCAGCAAGGATGGATTGCTAAAGGAATGACAAGAATTGCTCATATGGTTAAAATTACTGACCCGATGACCAAAGATTGCCAGTATTCAAAATTAACCGATGATAAAAAATGCGAGGGGTGCAAATGGAAAATAAAGACTGGTCAGAACTAACCATCAAGTTAGGGCAATTAGCCGCAGATCGTGAGAAAGCACTTAACGGCAAAGATATTGGCTCTGCAATCGCTCTACATGGCCGTATAATCGATTTAAATTCAGAGTTGACACTTTGGCTAAGGGAGAATTACAAATGACACTAGACGACCAAGCAAGCGACCACGAAGCGCTATTCTTGAAAGAGGCGCTGGAGTTCAGAGAGCCATCCCCATACCACTATGGGATATGTAGTAATTGCTATGAGCCAGCCAAGGGAGTGTATTGCTGCGCTGAGTGCCGCGAGGATGGAATCAAGAGGGATAAGATGATGGGGGGTATTCTATGAACGATTTTAACGAGATGTTTATTAATTTGATGCTTATCGCGCTTTGTGTTATTATATTCAAAAAATACGTTCAACACGTTTACGAAAGGTACGATATGGCTAATGCACTTGCAAGACTCTTTGGAGCTACTGACGCAGATCAGACTTATGGTGGTGGCATGGCTGAGAAAGCCGCTAATACCATTGGTCAGACTAAGGCTTATCGTGATTATGTGATGAAGATGAACGAGGATGGCAAAGAGCCGCTGCCTATGAAAGACTGGGCTATGACCAATGGCTAATTACGATATTTTAGAAAGTAAAGAAAGTTATCTGGGCACTGAGATACGCACCAGAGTTCCAGACGAAGCATACAAGAGTGGTTGGGATGCTATTTGGGGTAAGGACAAGAATCCTGAAGAACCAAACGAAGAATTAGAACAGAAGTAAAATTGTACTGGTTCAGTTAACCAGGGTTGCGAAAGGCAACATTATGAACAAACCACAAGTAACTCAAGTAAAGATCGAGCAGTTAATCCCATACGCAAACAACTCACGCACTCACAGCGATGAGCAAGTTGCACAAGTCGCAGCATCCATAAAAGAATTTGGTTTTACTAATCCCGTCCTGATTGATGGCGAAAAAGGCATTATCGCGGGTCACGGGCGCGTTTTAGCAGCTCGCAAGTTAGGGATGGACGAAGTGCCTTGTATTGAGTTAGCGCACCTTACAAAAGCCCAAAAAAGGGCGTATATCATTGCTGATAACAAGCTGGCGCTAAACTCTGGCTGGGATGACGAGATGTTGAAGCTGGAATTTGAACAGCTAGAGAGTGAAGGATTCGCAGTTGAGCTGACAGGTTTCTCGGTTGATGAGATTGCCGCACTGTTCCCAGAGGAAGCGGAAGGGCTGACTGACGAGGATGCTGTTCCGGAAGTGCCTATTAATCCAGTAACAAAGCTAGGTGATGTTTGGTTATGTGGTAAACACAGGGTGATGTGCGGGGATTCGACTAGTATTGATGATGGCGAAAAGTTAATGGGCGGATTATTGGCTGACTTGGTTTTCACCGACCCTCCATATAATGTCGCATATTCAGGACGTGGCGCTAACAACCTCGGTACTATAAAAAACGATGATATGTCGGCAGAGGATTTTGAGCAATTCTGTCGAGATGTTTTTGCAACGTACAGTGCGATTATGAAGCCTCTAGCTTGCATTTACGTTTGCCATCCTGATAGCGCATCAGCACCAAAGATTGCGTTTGAGAAAACGTTTGCAGAGCAATTTAAGAAATCATCCACAATCATCTGGATGAAACAATCTGCTGGAATGGGATGGCAGGACTACCGCGCACAGCATGAGCCTATACTTTACGGATGGAAGGAAGGAAAAGGAAGCCACTTTAACGCGGGAGACAGGACTAAAACATCTGTTTGGAAGATAGGAAGAGACGCGCAAAGCAGTTATGTGCATCCAACACAAAAGCCCGTGTGCTTGCCAGAAGAGGCAATTATGAACAGCAGCAAGGGTTCGGATTGTGTTGTAGACCTATTCGGCGGCAGTGGTAGCACGTTAATCGCCTGCGAGAAGACTGGGCGCGTCAGCCGGAACATGGAACTTGACCCCAAATACTGCGATGTCATCGTTAAACGCTGGCAAGAGTTCACAGGCAAGGCAGCTACACTAGAATCAACAGGAGAGAGCTTTGTCGCTAACAGCTAAACAAGAAGCATTCGCTCAAGGGTTGGCTAACGGGCTAAGTCAGGCTGATGCTTATCGTGCCGCTTATGACGCTGAGAACATGAAAGACAACAGCATCTACAGAAAAGCACACGACTTGATTGAAAACGTCAAGATAACGGCAAGAGTTGCTGAACTCAAAAAAACAACAGTAGCAAAGCTGCTATGGACGCGAGAAATGTCAGTCAAAGCGCTGGTTCAAGCGTACAAGGAAGGCACTGGTTCGACTAAAGTTGCGGCGGTTAAAGAGCTAAACGCGATGCACGGATTTAATGAGCCGACCAAGCATAGTATTGAGGCCGTGTTCAAAGAAATACGCCAAACAATCATAGACCCAAAGAAATGAGCATACTGGATGTAAAAGTCCCACGCTGGTTTGTTCCTTTGTTAAAGCCTTCACGATACAAAGGCGCTCATGGTGGCCGTGGTTCTGGTAAATCTCACGCCTTCGCTGAAAGATTGGTGTTGCGTACTGCTACAGAGAAATTAAGCGCTGTATGTATTCGTGAGATACAAAAATCACTTGCCCAATCTGTTAAGCGGCTGATTGAGGCTAAGATTGAGTCGTTAGGTGTATCCCACTTATTCGAAGTGCAACAAGCTGAAATACGGGGAAAGAATGGCTCACTTATTATCTTTCAGGGTATGCAGAATCACACAGCCGACTCAATCAAATCCCTAGAAGGCTACGATATAGCATGGGTCGAAGAGGCTCAATCACTCAGCCAGCGCAGTCTTGACTTATTACGGCCAACAATTCGTAAGGAGGGTTCAGAGATATGGGCAACATGGAATCCTTCACTCGCAACTGACCCGATAGACTCGTTCTTACGCTGTGACAATCCACCGCCTGATTCTGTCGTGGTGCAGGTAAACTATAGGGATAACCCTTGGCTGCCCGACGTGCTGCAAGCTGAGATTGATTACGATATGAAGCGCGATCCTGACAAGTTCGCCCACGTTTGGCTTGGTGAGTATCAGCAAAACTCACAAGCACGGGTATTCAAGAACTGGACTATCGAAGAGTTCGACGTTGATAAAGAGGCTATCATCCGCCAAGGTGCAGACTGGGGATTCAGCATTGACCCAACAGTATTAGTTCAAGCCTACATTATGGGACGCAAGCTATATATACCTTACGAAGCATACCGCGTTGGCTGTGACATTGTAGATACGCCTGACCTGTTCCTATCTATCCCAGATAGCGAAAAGTGGAATATGACAGCCGACAGCGCACGGCCTGAAACGATTAACCACTTACGCAAGAATGGCTTCCCTAAGATCATGGCCGCAGTTAAAGGCGCGAGGTCAGTGGAAGAGGGTATCGAGTTTCTTAAATCCTATGATATAGTTGTGCATCCAAGGTGCATCCATACAATTGATGAGCTAACCTTATACAGCTATAAGATTGACCCTCTGACGGGTTTGGTGCTACCCCTGTTGAACGATAAGGACAACCATGTCATAGATGCGCTACGCTATGCGTGTGAAGGGGCTAGACGCACCTCTAAGCCAAAGGTTAAAGAAAAGGTAAGTGGTGATATGTATTTAAACAACGATGGATGGATGGGATCATGATTAACTGTAGCGAATGCAAGCAATTTAATGACGCTGTGATGATGAAGCAATGCCTAGCTGGTAAGTATCAAGTCAATATTGCTGGGCATGTAATGATGATGCTCGGAACGGTTGAATGCGATAGGTTCGAGCCTTTATTTGTGCCTGCCTCTGTGCAGTTAGACAAACGTACCAAGGAATACAAACTTGCAAACGCCTAAAATGCTTGGCGTGCGTCAATATGAATCGGCTACCTGCGAGGTTCGTTACTCGATGGCACTGCCTATCTCATTGCGTGAGAATGTGCGCGAGGTTGCGAGGGTAAAGTCAGGTATGAAAGGGAAGCGCCACGGCTCTAAACTTCTTGAAAGTGTATGCAAAGAGGCTGATAATGCTGGTAAAATGCTACTATTAATGCCAGACACACATAAGCTAGAGTTATGGTATAATCGCTTCGACTTTACAAGGGTTCAAACTGAGCCTGTTGTTCTATTGATGAGAGAACCCAAATGAGCAAAGACAATGAAGAAGCCAGCGAAAGTATAGTCGTAGAGGCTAAAGATAGGTATGAGCTTGCAAAGACGGCTTGTTCCGCTGGGCGCGCTCAAGCCGTTGAAGACACCCAATTTTATTTGGGAGATAGCTCGAATGGCTGGCAATGGCCTCAAAATATCTCGCTTCAACGCTCTACAATCGAGCGTAGACCTTGCTTAACAATCAACATCACAGCCCAGCACGTCAATCAGATTGTCAACCAGATTAAAGAAAACCCACCAACAGGCAAGGTTCTTCCCGTCGATGACTACTCAGACAAGAAAACCGCTGAGATACTGAGCGATTTAATCCGTAACATCCAATCAACCTCAAACGGCAACGACATTCACAATATCGCAATTGAACACGCAATAGCCGGTGGTGAAGGCTATTGGAGGATTGTTACCGAGTATGAGAGTGAGCTATCTTTCGATCAAGTTATCCGTATCAAGCCTATCTTAGACCCCGGCATGGTATATCTTGATCCTTTTTACAAAGAGCTAGACAAGTCAGACCGCGAGTGGGGCTTTGTCTTTGAGGACATAACCAAAGACGAATGCCAGCGCATGTGGCCTGATGTTGATGTTAGATCATGGACAGACGACAAGGTGCGCGGCTGGGTTAAAGAGGACACAGTGCGAGTTGCTGATTACTATTGCCTAGAGTTTATTGATGATGTGCTGTATCAGTTACCCGATGGCACAGCAGAATGCGAGAGCAAGATACCGCCTGAGATTCTTGCTTTGATTAAGCCTATGGCTGAGTCAGGTGAGATAAAGACACGTAAGACTAAACGCAAGCAGTGGAGAATCCATAAGCTAGTCGGCAATCATGATGAGCCAATATCCACGACTGACTGGGTAGGAGGCACATTGCCTATCATTGAGGTTATTGGAAAAGAGATGATGGTTAACGGTGAAACGGTTAAGAAGGGTCTTGTCCGTGATCTAAAAGACCCTGCCCGTATGGTTAATTATGCCTATTCAGCAGCTATTGAAACCATCGCGTTACAGAATAAAATACCTTACATTGCTCCGGCTGAGGCTATTGAGGGCTATGAGCAAAAGTGGGATCAAGCTAATACCCAAAACTTGGCTTACCTGCCGTACAACCATATTGACGATTCTGGCAATCCAATACCCAAGCCTGAGCGCCAGCAAGGCGCTGTTCTTCCTACAGCTCAAATGCAACTGCTGCAAATGTCTACTGAGCAAATGCGAGCCGCTTCCGGTCAGCAGGCCGCTAACTTTGGGCAGAAGTCAGAAGCATCTAGCGGTGTTGGTATTCAACGCCTCAAACTACAGGGTGAGATTGCAACGTTTCACTTCATGGATGCACTTAACCGCGCATTGAAGTATGAAATCAGAGTGATTCTTGAGCTGATATGCTCTGGTAAGGTGCTAGACACTAAGCGGGTTATTAGAACACTTGGCATTGATGGCGAGATTGACCACGCGACAATGGATCCGCAACATCAAGAGGCTTACACAGAGGTAGGCGTAAAAGACATTCAAAAGATTTTCAATCCGACCATCGGCACTTATGATGTTGTGATTGATACTGGCCCAAGCTACATGACAAAGCGTATCGAAGGTTCAGCTCAGTTGACTCAAATGGTGCAAGGTAACCCACAGCTAATGCAAGTTGCTGGTGACCTTATCATGAAGTCGATGGATGTGCCGTATGCTGACAAGATAGCTGACCGCATGAAGAAAATGCTACCGCCTCAACTGCAAGATGAAGAAGGCCAAGGCGATATACCACCTCAAGTTAAGCAAGCAATGGACAATGCAAGCCAGCATATCCAACAGCAAGACCAAATTATCCAGCAAATGCAGCAAGAATTGCAGACCAAGCAAGGTGAGGAACAAAAGCAATCACTCGATGCACAAGCTAGAGCATTAGCAGAGCAGAATGCAGCACACAAGCTACAGATTGACCAATACAACGCCGAAACAGCAAGGTTAAAGGCTCAAAGTGACTCACAACCTCAAGATACTGGTATTGAAGCGGCTAAACTTCAACTAGAGCATGAAAAGCTGGAGCTTGATAGACAGAAAGCACAGCTTGATGCTGAAACAGCCATACTGCTAAAGCAAATGGATATTGAGAGCAAGGAAGTTGAATCTGGCACTGAGGATATGGCCGACATGGCAATGGATACTCATACAAATGATGCTCTGGCTATGGCGCTGCAAGGCTTTCAGGTTGCATTAGAAAAGATGGGGCAACCAAGGTCAGTGGTTAGAGATGCTAACGGTAAGATCATAGGGGTTCAATAATGGCAACTTTAACGTATGTAAAATACCAAATTGGTACAGAAGTCCTGCAAGAAGCCGCTAACGCAGGCACTGATTCTTGGAAGCTAATACTTTCTAATACAGCGCCAAACGTATCTACTAACACCACTGCGGTGAGTGCCACTGAGCTTGCAACGTCAGGCGGTTATACTGCTGGCGGTGTATCTTGTACGATTACAAGCGCAACTCAAACAGCAGGCGTGTACAAATTAGTCCTAGCTGCTCCTGCAAGTCCTACTTGGACAGCTTCAGGTGGTGGATTTACTTTTCAGTACGTCATTCTTTATAACTTAACTAATACTCAATGTATCGGCTATTGGGATAGAGGCTCTGCTACTGTGATGGTGGCTGGTGATACTTATACGCCCACACTTGATGCTAGTAATGGAACTTATACAGTAACCTAAGATGGCAACAGGTCAGGGAACATGCACATTTGATTTTGGTACTGGTAAGGGTTCAACTCGTGCAACTTTAACC